TTGTTTTATCTCTACCATCTGAAAGTGAAACAATATTATTATGTGCAGCAGTTCTTATTGTTGATTGACTTGAATTACCAAGTGTTATTTCATTATTAACAGTTGCAGAAGAAGCTGTTGAGTTTAGCCCCATTATTATATTATTACTACCAGCGGTCGTAGTCATACCAGCGTTTGTACCAAAAGCAATGTTATTGCTACCTGTACAACTAGCCAAAGTGCTATAACCCACACCCACGTTATTTTGTCCGTCTGTTAGTGCTCCTAATGTATGATGCCCAATCGCTATGTTGTAATAACCTGTGGTAAGATTATCTGCTGCTTGATAACCAAGGGCTGTATTAGAATGACCAGATCTACAATTTACTAACGAGTTCATACCAACAGCAGTGTTGTAATTACCAGTTAATGGGTTAGATGTTGAACTTTTTAAAGCGTTTACACCCACTGCCGTATTATCTATGCAAGTTGTTGCAGCATGCATTGCATCATGTCCTACTGCTGTGTTGTTATTTCCAGTAACGTAATGAGCAGTACTATTACCTACTGCTGTGCAGTTACTATTAGTATTTGCATATGACAATGATGATTGACCTAAGGCAGTGTTATAACTTCCAGTTGTAAGATACAACCCAGCACTTTGTCCAAACAAAGCATTACTTGAACCATTTGTTAAATCAAAACCAGCTTTATGACCAAATGCTGAGTTATTACTACCAGATCCATGACTTGCTAAGGCTTGCATACCCATAGCAGTGTTGTAACTTCCAGAAGAAGCACTGGCTTCCATAACATGACCACCAACAGTAATGTTGTTATGACCAGTGCTATGTTTCTGACTTTGATAACCAATAGCAACATAAGTACCAGCAGTTTGTACATTCCTTGCAGCTGTATAACCAATGGCAACTGAATATGCACCAGTAGTTTGTGCGTATGATGCTTGATAACCTATAGCTATTGATGGGTTGCTTGTTGTTTTGGTGTGTAATGCTTCACGACCTATTGCAATATTATCGTTATTATTACTTACGTTAGTTGCTGCTTCATAACCAATACCAATGTTATAATTTCCAATTGCATCAAATAAAGCTTTTTTACCAACTGCTACGTTGCCAGCTCCCGATACATTGTTTTGTAACGCTATACCACCCAATGCTACGTTGTCTACTCCATCAACATTTAATACTGATGCGTTATAACCAACAGCAACATTACTACTGCCAGTGTTTGATTTTAAAGCCTGATAACCTAATGCTGTGTTTTGATTTCCACTGGTAGAAGATCCCATAGCTTTATACCCGACAGCAGTGTTATGTATTGCTGCGTTAAGAGATTTTCCTGATTGATATCCTATTGCTACGTTATAAGATCCAGACGTTATGTTATTACCAGCTTCCGTTCCAACAGTTACGTTCTGGTTACCAGTACTATTATTTCTTTGTGAAGTTGAACCTATAGCTACATTATCACTACCTGTTCCAGATAAGAAATTTTCATTTCCTACACCTACATTTCTAGATCCTCCAGCAAGAGTTACACCACTCCTGGAACCTATTATTGTGTTGTTAGCACCCGTTGTAATTCCATAACCAGCTATTTGACCTACAGCAGTGTTGTTAGTACCTGAGCTGACAGCTTGCAATGCTGTAGAACCAATACCAGTGTTGTTACTTCCTGATGTGTTTGAGTCTAATGCTTGATAGCCTAAAGCAGTGTTGTTCTGTCCATCAACGTTTTCTTCTAAGGCTTGATACCCTACAGCAGTATTTTTAATTCCACTTGTATTATTTTGTAAGGCTCCATAACCTATAGCTACTAAAGAATTAGTAGTGTTATTTAATAAAGCAAATGGGCCAACAGCAACATTGTTTGTTTCTTGATCACCTGCAAAAGATGATCTATAACCAATCGCTATATTGTAACTTGCGTCAAGCGTGTTGTATAAAGCTTCTTTACCAATGGCTACAGAATTTCCAGCTGTAGTACTATTTTGCATAGCAGACACACCTACTGCTACGTTACCGGCACCTCCATTTAAAACTGAGCATGCACCAGTTCCTAAGGCTGTGTTTGATGCTCCCGTAGTGTTAAGTCCTAACGCACCATAACCAACACCTGTGTTGTAACTGGCTGTTGTGTTTGATCCTAAAGCACTTGTTCCTATAGCAACTGATCTAGTACCAGAAGTATTAGCATCCATTGCAATATTACCAACAGCAGTATTTTCGGTACCACCAACGTTTGCCGCTAAAGCACCATAACCAACACCTACGTTTGAACTCCCTGTGGTATTTAATTTTAAAGCAAGACCACCTAATGCTATGTTATAGCCTCCACTTGTAGCTGTAGTTAATGATTCATAGCCAAGAGCTACGTTGTAATTTGCTGTGTTACTAGCAGCATCTAAGGCATAATCTCCAATTGCAGTGTTATAACTACCTGTAACGTTAGCCGCTGTATAATAACCTACTGCGATGTTATGATTTCCACCTCCGTTAACCAAAGCTCTTGAACCTACAGCAGTATGTAAACCAGCAGTTACTGATTGCATTGCATAGAAACCAACAGCAGTACAGTTACTAGCTGCTTGATGTTGCTTTAGTGCTAGCATTCCTACGGCTGTTGAATTTTCTCCTGTCCTGTTTTCTCTAAGAGAACCATTACCAACGGCAGTGTGACCACTTTTATCTGTATTATGTTCTAAAGATTGTGTTCCAACCGAGGTATTGTTTGAGCCTGTGGTATTAAAATTCAGTGCTTCTAAACCTACGGCTACGTTTTGACCACCCGAAGTATTATTTTGTAATGCGTTATATCCAAATGCAGCACAGTAATAACCTGTAGTATTGTCCGTCATTGCTTGATTACCGACAGCAGTATTTAAAGAAGCAGTATTATTCTGTAATGCACCCTTACCAATTGCAATACTGTTACTTACAGTTGTCGTTGCCTTAAGTGTATTTCTACCTATCGCTATGCAATCATTTGCTTCAGTGAGGCTATAGAGAGAATCATAACCTATACCAATATTAAAACCACCCGAAGTATTTAGGTAAAGACTTCTGTATCCACCTCCAAAGTTATAAGATCCTGTTGCTGTAACACCACCTGTACCATTTAAAGTTAGATAACCAGCAGCAATGTTGTGACTTCCAGATCTTGCTTGACTCATTGATCTGGATGAAAGTGCTGTATTGTAATCCCCAGAAATATGTCGTCCAGAATTTACACCTAAAATTACGTTTTCAGTTGCAGTATCAGCACCATTTGCAAAAGCAAGCGAACCTACAGCAACGTTATGGGTACATGAAACTGTATTTAGACCAGCCTGATTTCCAACAAATATGTTTTGTTGACCATCTCTTAATTCCTTTCCAGCTTGATAACCTACAGCAACATTGCCGGATTGCGCACAATGCATTGCTAAAGCTTCACGACCAATCGCAACGTTATTACTTGCACTACCACCATTAGTTACAGCACTACCATTAGCAAAAGTATGACCAGCGTTATAGGTCATAGCATACTGACCCATAATAGTGTTACTACTACCAGTTACTATGTTGCTTCCACTCTGTCCAACACTTGCATTGGAACTACCTGTAGTTACCTGACTTAAAGCTCCACGACCAAAGGCCTGGTTAGCACCACCAGTAGTGTTATATCTTAAAGCACTACTACCAACAGCAACTATATTAGGATTCAGGCAATTTTCACCAGCATGACTACCTACAAGTACGTTATGTCCACCATTACCATTATTATTTCTTCCAGCGTAATATCCAATAACAACAGAGTTACCTCCTTGTGTAGTCATATCTTTGTAAGCTTCTGAACCTATAACTACGCTATAACGACTTGAAGTTGCACTTTGAAATGCCTTGTTTCCTATGACAACAGAATCATGTCCAGTAGTGGCATCTTGCCAAGCATAAGCACCAATAGTTACATTAGAATATCCGCTTGTAGTGTTTGAGCTATTGTAGCCATATGTTTGATAACCAATACCGACATTACTACTATTACCAGTGTTATAACCACCTCTACCAAAATTTAAACCATGAATCTCTTGGTCAGCAGTAAAGACGTTAGCTCCTAAACTGGCTATATTACCTGTCGCTGTAACACCATTTTGCCAAGCACTTCCGTTATATACCTTAAGTTCATCAGAAGTTGTATTAAAAAATAAATCTCCTGTAGTTAAACTGGTTGTAGGGTTAGTTCCACCAGTACGATATCTTTCACCAAAAGCATTAACAGTTCCTAAATTATTAGCAACTTCGTTGACGTTTGTTATTGAATTTCCAACATTATTTACGTTAGTTAAGCTATTAAAAACACTATTTACATTATTAATTGAACTATTAAGAGTATTTATAGCGGTAATTGCATTAGCAACATTACTTACATTATTTATATTTGTCGCTACCTGGCTAATATTAGTATCTGAAGAAGCAACAGTATTAATATTTGTAGAATTACTATTAACAGCGTTTATATTTGTCTCGTTATTTTTAACAGCGTTTATATTTGTCTCGTTACTAGCTACATCATTAATATTACTTGCATTACTAACTACTGCATTGATATTTGTCTCGTTATTTTTAACTGCATTGATATTTGTTTCGTTTGTAGAAACTGCATTGATATTTGTTGAATTACTATTAACTGCATTGATATTTGTTGAATTACTATTAACTGCATTTATAGCAGTTAAATTATTAAAGACAGAATTAATATTATTTATATTGGTGTGAACTGTACTTATTTCAGTAGATTTGCTTGCAACTGTTGTTACCTCTGTTGCCTTTGGTGTAAGCCTATGAAATGTATATGTATGAGCTGTGGTTGTTGTCTCTACTAAAAAACCAAAACCAGAAGGGATAGTTGTAGATACTCCAGTAATAATAACTGCTAATCCACTTCCTCTACCATTTGTGATAGTAACTGTTGTTCCGTTTGGAACTAAGTTTGTTGATGCCGCTTTAACTGACACAATAGTACCAGCATCATTATTTACATCAGGGTTTGCAGTTGGAAAAGATGTTTCATTATCAATAGCGACAAACCCACCAACATCATCTACTAGGTCAGTTATCCTGGCATCTATTGCAGCAGTAGTAGCTACCTTGTCATCACTAGCACTCCAGGTCTCAGTAGAAATTATTTCTGATAAAGTATCTTTTTGATAAAATATTTCACCAGCTCGTTTAGCAGAATAAACTTCTAAATCACTTGTAGATGTACCAGAAGTCTTAATAGCAGTACCTGACATTTGGTTAATGACAGGACTTGTCAAAGTCTTGTTAGTTAAAGTTTGGTTGTCAGTTAAAGTTACTGCGTTATTTAATTTTGTATGGTCATCATCAGTAAAAACATTAGAGTCAGATGCGTCTTGTACCTTTTGTCTAACCTCTCCAGGATTTAAGTCATCTTTAGCTCCAGCTTCTATCCCATCTAATTTTGCCTTATCAGCGGCTGACATTGAACCAGCATTAGTGCCAGTAGCAGCTTGTAATTTTGATCCCTGAATAGCTGTTAATGAATTTATATCGCCATCTAAAATAGTTCCATCAATTATGCTGCCAGTACCAACTTTTACATCAGCAGGCAAATCTCCAGAACTTAACTTATCCATAGATATGGAATCGTTAGCAATTTTAGATCCGTCTATATTTGCACTGGCATTTATATCGTCATCAACAATAGTTCCGTTTGCTATTTGTGTTGAAGTAATACTTCCAGTTCTTTCAAGATAATTTTTCGTTACTGCATCTTGAGCATTGGTTGGATCAGAAACATTTATAACTTTATTACTATTGGCATTTATATTGCCTGTCATTAATGTTGAACCATCAGCTTTAAACTGTGTAGCTGTTAAAGTTGCGACATTAGAAGTAGCTGTAGTTGATGCAGTTTCAGCAGCTTGTGCTTTAGTAGCAGATAAATCATTCTTATCTTGCTGCTCCTGGACTACAAATAAATTCTGTAAGTTTGCATTATTAAGGTTATCTCCAATTAAGTTAGATCCATCTTGAAACTCAACAATTTGGGTACTATCAGGAGTATCTCTTTCAATAGTTAAGGCAACACCATTAGCTAAATTATGTGGATTTCCAGTAGTTGTTCCTGAGTTAAGAGTAGAACCAATTAATTGAATTGTATTATCGTTAGTGAAGTTATAGTCAGTACCATTTAATAATGTAGATGTTTGAGTGTTATTTAATATATTGCGTCCATAATATAGCTTTATATGATCTTTAAGAATATAAGGAAAATCCAGCGTAAAGGTACTCTGTGGACTACCACTATTACCTGTAATAGTTTTATATGATAATGGCATCTACGGATTAGCAGAGTTCTACGCTACTGTAACATTATTCTAAATTAATGACAGGGTTTTGACGAGATAAATTATTAACTGTTGACTTTGCTTCTTGCAATGCTTGATCTCTTAATTCAATTTCTTTAATATCATTACGTTCTTGCCATTCAGTTGCAGCAGGCGAATCGCTTCTACCAATAGCATCAGTTGTAATCAATTCATAATATTTTTTTAATTGAGACATCATCAAATATGCAGGCATCCTTTTTCTATCTTGATTAGTTTTGTCTGAAACATTTAAATCAGCAGAAGTTGTTGGATCTGATTGCATATTGTCATATATAGGATCATTTATTAATGACCTGGCAGCATCTATAAATGTTCTGCCTTTACCTTTTTCGTCAAACACATGCTTTTCAATTAATGGATTTATTTTTATATCTACTAATTCTTTTTGTTCTTTTAATCTAATTCCTAAATCTTTTAAATTTACAAATACTGGCAAACTTACTCTTATAGATTTATTAGAACCTCCTAATTCTGCTCTTGCTACTGGCCCTAAATTTGGAACATCACTTACTCCTGGAGCAATAGATCCATAAGTATCGTTAAATTCTTTTTGTAAATCATCAGACATAGGTACATCCATTAATCTTTTTCTAAGTAATGGATTAGGAGGATCTAGTAGCTCTAGCATTTGCAATTCTGCATATACCTTGTCATTGGGATGCAAGTGAGGGAAAAATCTATGCTCTAAATAATGAACAAGTTCCATACCAAATGGCATTTTAATGTCAGACCCTAACCAATCTTTATCTTTATATGCACCGCCAGCTACGCCAGTAATACCAGTTACGCCAGTAGCAGCATTTTTTAATATTCTTTCTGCATTTTGCAAAACATTAATATCGTAAAGTTCTTCATCTTTTTTTGTTGGCTCTGCATCTCTAAATAAATTAGATTTTTTCGAATTTGTTGCTCTTTCTGTACTTCTTATAATTCCTATACCTGGTACTTGACTACCGCCCATATAACCGAATAAATCCATTGGCCTTCTTTTGCCATATTGATCACCATAAGCAAGTTCCATTATTTGTGAAATAGTGCCTAGTGCTGTATTTCTTCTTATATTACCGACTAACGTATCTAAAATTGCACCACCTATTGTTTTCTTGTCGTAGTCACTTCTTACAGCCTTTTGACCGCCATCTATTATGTCACTTATAAGAAACATAGTATTGATAATTGGCAGACCGCCAATTAAAGGAACACCAAACATACTGTTAGGTTTTTTGCCTTGTGCTCTTAATTCTGTACGCCATGCTGCTCTCTCCTGTGGGTTGGTTGGCCCGTTACCTATTATCTGATCATTTGCTTTTGCAATAAGAGCAATACTCCAAACGTGCATAGCTAAAATTGCATCGGCTTTTGCACTAGCTATTTGTTTTGGATTTAATTTTCTAGCACCAGTAGCGTGACCTATCCAATCTTGCACAGACGAAAACCCAAGACTTTTCATGTCTAACGAAATGCCTTTCATTGGTGCAACAAGATATGGTGCAACAGTTATGTCAATTAATGGAGATTTTTGTCTAGCATTATTTACAACCTCATAAAACTTTTTACCTAAATTACCTTCACCTGGAGGACTCTGAAATCTCATGTCTTGTGAAAATTCAGATGCACCTCTACTAAGGTCATCTAAATTAACAGGCCCGCCATATGTATTAGCAACTCTAGTTTTTATTATTTCATCAGCAACAGCTCGATCATCCATTATTCCAGGTGGAATGTTTTGGTCTTGTCTATATGCTTTTATCTGTGCTTCGCTTGGTTCTAACTTATAAAACTGCTCTGCAAACTGATCATTTATATATTTATTTATGGACTCTTCATCAAACAATCCAAGCTGCACTCCATCTCTTCTAGCTTTAAATTCAAGATCAGTTCTTAGTTTATAGACATGATAACCATAACCAAATGGAGCGTCTAAAGCTGCTAGTGCTGAAAAGCCTGGTCTAAGTGCCGCTGGATGTTTTGTTTTTCTAAATAGCCATAAACGTGTAGCCGCATGAAATTCTCTTCTATATTTTTCTGGATTTATATAACTCAACCAGTTACCTTCTACATTCATTGCATTTTCTGCATCTGCAATTCTTTTCTCTACTGGTTCATAAAATTTTCCATAAGTTTCTACATTACTGGAATAAAACATTCTGTCGCCCTTCCAGGCGTCCATAAATAATTCCTTACCTGATTCCCTTACGGCCTTATATGCAGCGGCATAACCTTTCCAGTTTGCTTGCCAGGAATCCATAAAACTGTCAGTTAATTTAGTGCCGTAAGGTTTGTATAAAGCATTTTTATATAAAGTATGATATGGCCCTCGTATTGCCATAGCTACGTTAGAACTAAAAGCAAGACCCATAGTTCTTAAATTAAATAATTGAGAATCTTTTGCTAATAAATTTGTATGTCTAAACCTGGCATCTTTTAATCTTTTAGGGTCATACCTTTTTCTTACGTCTGTTCCCTGGATTCTTATATTGTTTAACTCCAGGTTTAACTGATCCATTGCTTCTTTTGGTCTTGTTATATTTTCAGAAGCAGCAGTAATTACTCTGGCAATAGATTCTTCTTCTGTAGTGTCACCAATTTTTTTCCCAAGAATACCTAAAGAATCAACATAAGATTCAGCAGATTTAATATCGTCAGGTATTACAGAAGAAGCGTCATCTACTACTTCTAATTGATCTGTAAACAACCTACCTTGTTGTGCTTTACCAGCTTTTGACCATTGGTTTCTATAAAAATCGTATGTAGCTTCACTCATTAAAGCTACTTTGTATGTGTTAAATGTTTTAGCTAATAATTCTGGAGGTACTTCTGCATTAGGATTTTTCTCCATAAATATATCTATATCGTCAACAGCTTTTATATATGCTTCTTTACCTGTGTCATGAAACCATCTAGCTCTAACTAAATCTTCTACAAAAGTTTTTTCTCCTTCTGTTAATTTATTTATTGCATCCAATGCTTCATTAACATTAAGTTTGCCGTCATAAGCATCAGATAACATTTGAGCACTTTTTAAAGGGTCAACATCAAGAAATGCAAACCTTCCATCTAATGTTTCTTTACTACTTCTAAGCAAAGCCTGAGAATAATTAGCCCAATTAGCAACCACTTCCTCTGGCCTGTCTCTTAATTCTTTTACAAAATTAGTAGGTTGATTTCTAGGGATACTTACGCCTGGTTTCTTTTCTGCTTCTATTGATTCTTTAATAAATCTTTGTGCTTCTAAATCTTCTAAATATTGAGCTGTTTTATCAAATGCGTCACGAAATGTTTCATCGCTTGGCATTTGATTAGACATCTGTATAGTCTTCATCTTTGCAATTTGTTGGTCAATTTCAGCTTTTTTTCTGATTAATGATTGACGTTGTTCAAATAAATCATCACATTTAGACATTAGAGACATCCTCCTCTAGCTACGTTTTCATTCCAACCACCAAGCATGTTGTCATATTCAATCTTTTTACTGATTAAATATTCATTAATACGATTAGTAAGTTCAGGGATGCTCCGATTAGTGTCAGCATCCATTCTTGTAATTAAACCTTCTAATTGTTCTGGAGTTAATTTATTTATTAAGGCTTTTCTTGATATTTCTCCACTTGCCGCCATTTCAAATACATCAACATATGTTGGATCTTTACCAAGAATAAATCTTAATTTTTTACCAAATTCATAAAGATATTTTTTCATTCTTTCAAATACACCTTTTAAACCTCCATTTTCTAATTTGATCTTTTTATTGTTTAACCAATGACCAAAAGCTTCGGCTTGTATTTCTTGATTTGACATTCCAGCTTGAAAATTACCTCTAGATCGTTTAATAATGGATGACATCTCTTTAATTGCTTCAGGAGTTTCTAATGCTCCAGCTAATTTAGGATTACCTATTTCTTCCAACCATTCCTGGACTGAATGAAATGCCTCGTGATATGCGTCTATCCGAAAAGCTCTACCACCTTCTGCTACGTTTGAAAGCAGTCCTCCGTAACGCTTCTCTATACCTGGATACAGAGCCAAAAATATTGAATTGCGAGAAGCGTGTTTTGAACCACGAGGAACATAAACCCCTGTTGGTTGACCCTCCGCCAATGCACTTAATGGATCATCAGGATTACGAGCCATAAATGTTGCTAAATCTGGCCGCCAATTAGCAGTGGACAATACATTTTCATCCCTACCAAATAACCTGTTCATGTTTATTGCTTCTAAATATCTGACCCTGTTTGGATCTATACCAGCAATTATTGATGCTTCTTTCATTGCTTTACTAGCTTCAAAAGCTAATGATTGACTTTGTTCAAATATTTCTTCAACATTGCCAGTTATACGTCTTCCCCAATCTGCTAAACGATCTGAATAATTAATTTGTAATCGTTGTTTTGCTGTCTCTAGTAACCTACGAATCATATCTTCGTCATAAGCTCCGTCAGTAAAATCTATATCAGAAGCAAAACTCATTTTCGGAGCAGTACCAAAACCCTGGTCAGGTACTTTTATTAACATGCCAGCAGCATTATTAGCAGCAGCACTGCCAGTTTCTTCTCTTACATAATCTTTAACAAATTGATGAACTTTAGAACCATGCATCCTAGCTGCGTTTGGATCTACATTTTGTTGTTTAAGTAAAGCAACTATGTCATCTTCTCTTGCAGACTTTTTAGCTTTACTTCTAATAATATAAGCAACTCTATCTAAATCAGATTCAAATTCGATTTCACCAAGACCATAACGAGGTTTCATTCTTGCAAATTCGTTAGGTAATGTAAATCCTGTTGATTTTGCTGCTTTCTTGTTTAGCTCGTTTACTACTAATTCATATTCTGCCTGACTAACTAATCTTGTATCTAAAGAGCCAGATGCAGCGTCTTCTAAGTCAGTAATCTTTTTTAGTTCAATTTCAAATAATTCATCACCTATTTTTTCACCATCTTTATATAACTTTTCAATATTTGCATCCGATACTAAATCCATTCTCATTTTTAAAGCTTTTTTCTTGGTTGCAATATATGGGAATTGTGTACGTTTTCTTGCAATATTATTTTTAACTCTTTCTGTTAAAGGAAACCCGCCTTGTTCTAACTCTAGCTTTTTAGCTTTTAGCTGATCTACAGACAAAGTAGGAACTTGTTTTCTTAATTTATTAATCGGATCTGTAATCATATCGTATTCAAACTTACGACTACCCATTTCCATTTCTTTAAAAAAGTCTCTTTGTTTTTTCTGCTCGTAAGTCATATTATCCCAACCCATTTCAGCTCTTTTTTGTGCAATACGATCTGCATTTATGGCATCATCTAACGTCTTATGTTCATCAGCAAGCCTTAGTTCATCAGCCACTAAGCGTATTACATCGCCATCTGGTTTACCATCTCTAACATTTTTTATAACTTTTGTAAGATTTATATTTTCTGCCTTTGGTGTATCTATTAATGGTGTAGTTGGAGGTCTAACTTCGCCATTTTGTGCTGCTTTTTTAATAATATTGTTAATCATTACTCTTCTATCAGGCAATTCTGTAGATGTTGGTAGCTCAGTTTGTATCTCAGGTGTCTTAGTTGGTAAAGCTGGATTATCTATTATTTCGTTTACGATCTTTGGCTGTATTCTTCTTGTAACTACACCAACTTTTGCTCCTTCACTTATCTGTTGTGCTCCTTCGTTAAGTAATTTACTAATATTTGTGTCTGCATATTTCTCTGCATCAAATTGAGCTATAGCAGTATCAGCAAAATTCTTTTGATTTGCAGCTTCGAATCTATCAATCTTACTACCAGCAGCTTCTAATCTATCTGCACCTCTACCAGCTCTACTAAATAAATTACGATCCTGGACTAAATTTCTTTTTATTGATGCAGCTAATTGACCCTTTTCAATCATTAGATTTAACATCTCTGTATTACCAAACAAATCAACCTGACCACCTTCTGCTGTAGGTGCATTTTTAGCTTGTTGCAATACTTCGGAAAAAGTTGCGTCAGTAACGTCTTTCTTTTGTAAAACCTTATATGCAGTTTGCATGCCAGTTTCATCAAGACCACTACCACCAAGTAATAGTCCTCTGTTTTGTGATATTTTGCCGTCTAATACATCTTGGTAAATATTAGGAGGTAATTTACTTAAAGCTAAACCTTTTGCTCCTAAACCAGATTTTAATGGAACACCTATATCTGTTAGTTGTTCTGGACTTGATATACCTGATTCTTTTAAAAAGTTGGCAGCATCAAATGGCGTACCACCACCTTGAGCAATATTAGTTAATGCACCTTGCTGCCTCGCAGAAATAGCATCTGGAGCATCTAAAAATTCAACTTTTACTGATGGTATGCCAAGTTCTTTCGCTTTTTGTAACCTGTTATGTCCATTAACAACATAAATTACTTCGTCCGAATCTTCCCATACCTGGACTACTCCTTCTAAATCATTATTCCATTTTTCTACTCCTTCTAATGATTGTCCTTTTTGCACCCCTTGAGCATCTACACCGCCTTTATATTGAAACCTAACTGGATCTAATTTAATTTGATCTACATTTAAATATGGCATGCCCATTAATCTATTAGGCATTAATGTTTTACCCTCAGTTTCTAGCTTTTTAATACCATTTACTACATCAGTTCTTGTAAACTGCTCAAAATCTTTGCCAGTAGTTTCAGTAATGACATCTGATAATTCTGTACCATTTTTAGGGTTAGCAAGAGATAATAAATTATCAGTTGGTACTTTATTTATACGAGTATTAATATCAGCTATTGCAAGACTATTTGTAGGTGCAGATACATCGCTGTATTTTAATAATTGCTGATCACCGTCACCAACTCTTTTAGATACCTCTTCTATAAGTTCAGGAATATTTTTATCAGCTTGCTCAACTATTTCTATTTGTGAATCATCAAAATTATTTAAAGTTTCAGCAACAGCGTCTGATTCTGGTGTTTGTGGTGTTACCTTTTGTGCGTTTGTTCCGTCTGGATCTACAGCTTTAGTAAAAGCAATTTTACCGCCAGCATCTTCTGTAATTATGCCGTCTTCTTTTTGCTGACTACGATTCATCCTTCTTGGATTAGTTAAACTATTTGTTTCCTTTGCTCTTTTTATTTCTGGAAATGCTTCTCTTACTTTTTTAAAATCTATTGAAGATAATTGTTTGGCATTTAATAAACCTGCAAAAGCACTTGAAATAGATAAGTTATAAGGAAAAGCACCTTGCGATGCTTCTGTCATGCTCATACCTGGTTTTGTACCAAAATTGCCTCTATTGTCATCTAAAAAAGTACTTGGTATTTCATCAATAGCGTTTATGATTCCGAGCCTGCCTAATGCACCCATAAAAGATCCAGCTTTTGTAGGATCTAAAGCTTGCATCATGCTTGGTAATCCTGGAATTGCTGGAGCAACTAAATTTCCAACACCTTTCATAGCTAATGCTAAATAAATATTTAACATTAATGCAGACCGCATATCATCGCCTCTTTTTTCACCAGCCGTCATTTCTGAGGGTGGTTTAAAACCGCCAATTTTATATGCTTCATCTACAAGTTCATCTGAACCTCTACCTATTTCATAATCTGTATAATCACCTTTTCTCATATCTGTAACAGCTTTCGTAGCGTTACCGATAGCTTTTACAGTTCCTAATGCTGCCGTATTATCTAAATGCGTAGGCAATGCCATGTCAAAGCCCAGGTGCATTAAAGATCCAAATAATTTACCTCTATCACCGCCAGTTACATTACCTTCAGATACTTTGTTTATATAATCACCATAAGCTTGGTAAGCCGTAGCAGCTTTGCCCTGGGTAAAATCCCACCAGGGGTAATTTGGCTTTTCTTCTTCTTTTTCTTTCTCTGCTACAAGAGTTTCTTCTTCTTCTACAGGAGGTGTAATTAACTCTTTATCTTGCTGTTCTTGATTTAATTCCATGATTTAACCTCTGTAAATAAGACGTTTTGGTGCTGTTCCTGACAAAACATAAGCAACGTAATTTGTTGCATCAGATAATTGACCATCTCCAGGAGACATACCTTTTACTGAATCTTTAAGACCCATAAGCTTGTTACCCTTCTGTAGTAGAAAATTTTTGTCTTCTTCACTAGGGTAGAACTCCTCATCTTTATAATGCTCTAAAGTATCAACAAGTAGCTGATATGGCGAGATATTGTATTTAATTGCAAGTGATCGCATTGGCATAGGTATCTTTCCTCCATCCAATGCAAGCTTTAATACTTTTTGCGTATCATTTGCAGACATTATTGGAAACTCTTTATAGTCTCTTTTTTCTATCCTGGAATCAGGTACTACATCTAAGCTAGACAACCTATAAGTAGGAGGTGCATCTACTGCTTTATCTTCTTTTTTTATTTGTTTTTCTGGCAAAGGAAACATATTTTTTATAGCTTCTTTGTCTTTGTTAAATTCAGTAATACTATTAACAATTATTTTCGTTTGCTCTGCTGGATCTAAACTACCTCTTTCGTTTATTTCGCTAGTTAAATCTGCATATACTTTATCTTCTAACGCTTGGCTATAAGTTATAGCTCCTCCTTGCCTGTTAGCTTTTAAATTGCTTATGTAAGAGTTTAAATTAATTTTGCTTGTATCAACCTTTCCATCCATATATAAATCTCCTGTATCTTTGTAATAAGTCTCTACTTGTAGTTTTGTGGATTCTTTTACTCTGTTATTAATTATGGTTGTTTCATAAGCACCACTAGCTTCAGCTCTTTTTTGCCTTGCCATAGTTGCAAATTCTTTCCATTTTTGTGACTTATATTCTGCAAGTTCTGGAGGTACGCCAGCTAATGCTTCTGTAAGCTCTTTCCTAACTGCAACTTCGTCAAATTTAACTCCATGCCTACTTTGATTTAATGAAAATATTTCTTCTACAGGTGCAGTGTTAAAAGTTGTTTTTGCCCTGGCTTCATCCATCTCATCTATATCAGCAAATAATGTTATTTTTTTATCGTAAGGTAAATTTTCATCCGCAAATAATTCACTTACAGCAGCGTTGTACTCATCGCTTCCTTTTTCTAATGGAACTATAGTTTCAGCCCATTTCAAAACAAAATCACCTTCTGCTTTTTCTTCCTTTCTTTTGTTTATTTGATGAGCAGCATTACCAATTTTGTTCTGTTCAAGTAAAAAATCTACGCCAAACATTTCACCAGCAGAAATTAATTCTTTTGGCCTACCTTTTTTGTCAGTAATAATATGAACAGGCACACTATCTAACATTCCCAAGAAACTTGCAGCTCTTTGACTATGCTTTCCATTTATATCGTTAGCTTCTACTTCTAATTGTCCTCTTAATGCTAAAAGTACTTCTTTCTTAAATTCAGTTGGCTCTAATGGTAAACCTAATTGCTTTACTTGATCATTTAATATGACCCCTAATTGTGCTACTAAATCATTTTCTGTAAGTTCATCTTGTTTCCAATTAACTAAAGCTTGATATAACTGACCTTTTGTTAAAGTTTTTTGAAATTCTTTTTGAAATTTTGTATAACCTTTTAAATGTTTTTCATTAAAACCTTGCCACTCTTTGTTTATAGCAGGTGTTGTGTAATCAATAAAACTTGCACTTGTTTCATCAACGCCCCAATCTTGTGCTAGCTGTGTAACCGCTTCTGCTTTAATTTGATCTAGTCTTGGATTTAGCGGATCTAAAGATATTATTTCTGAAGCATATGTATTAAAAGCTCTATCGAAATATATACCAGCTTCACCAGCAGCTAATTTACTTAATTGATCTTCTCTACCTTTTTGCCTCCAGGGATTAACTTCATCCATCATCATGCCAGCAATTGCATCTTCCCTAGATACCTGCCTATTAGTAATGGCATAATTTTCTGCATTATTAATTGCCTGCCTGTTAGCAAGAGCTAAAGATTTAATAACATCATTTCTACCTCTTTGTTCTTGATTACTTTTAATTACTGGCCCTACTTGACTTACTGCTTGACTTGTTTTTGCTAAAGTATCAGATAATTGTTTAAAGCTGTTATAGCCCTGAACATTCATTTCGTTAGATCGTTGAATTATATTTATGCCTTTTGGTGTTGGCATTTCTACTAACTTTGCAGGTGCAAGAGGTTGTTCTGACCTATAAGACAAAAATGTATTTACAGGTTTAGCAGTAGGTCTTAATTGATTTTTTGGTAATTCTTTAGCCATTAGATTCCTGATAATGCTCCATAAGTAGATACGCCAGTAGATACACCACCAGCAACAGCACCAAGCAATCCAGCTCCAGCACTAGGCCCACCACCAACCATTGACGGCCCAGCGGGGCCAATCAAAGTAGGTAACGGAGCAAATGGAGGAATTGGATCAAGATATTCTTGCTGTTGATAAAATTGCTGACTATTGTATTGATTTAAGTATTGAGATACAGCACCAGCTTGTTGCCTTGTGTACTGACTCTCTTTAAATCCGTCATTAATACGTTTTAAAGTTGTAAAATCTCCAACTTGTCTCGCATAATCATTCATTAAACGATCTACAGATGGCCCAGCGGTATTACCTGCTGCTATAGAACTTCTTGCTTTTAAAGCCTGGACTTTAAATTGAAACAATGCAACAGCATCAGACATTGCTTCTTGTTGAAATCCTTCAGCAAAAGCTTGACTTGTACTTAAATAATCTGCACCAGCAGATGACCTGGCTCTAGCAACTTCTTCTGCACTAACTATTGCTTTACTTAGCTCGTAATTTCTTAAGGAATTAGTATATGCAAGATTTTGACCATAATTTATTTTTTCACCCCAAAATTTATATTGATTATTTATATCTGCCTGTGATGCTTGCTGTCTTGCAGACCAAGTAGCAAATTGATCAGATGCTTTCTTGTAAGCTAATTTATTAACATAATCTTGTCTTTGTGCCTGGTAATTGGCTATCCCACTTAAAAAGTTAAGACCTCCAGAAACGACACCAAAAGCTGCGGCTGGCCCCATTAGTTAAACCTCCAAAATTGACAGAACAAGGCTCTGTTATGCCCATATGGTCTTGGGTCATTTACTGTAAAGCCGAGATATTTTAACCATTTAATTGACTTTTTATTTTCTGCATAAACCCAATTACCTAATGGTTTACCAACTTCTTTTAAACAATTATCAACCCATTCTTTCCCCTCTATACATAGAAATTTTTTATGACTTTTATTTACTGTTAAATTATCTGTACCTAATAGCCATATTGATTGCTTTGCAACTCCACACATACCAACAGGAGTTCCGTCATCACCCTGTAAAGCATCGCAAATGTCTGAGTTTATAAAACTTTCTAACATTGCTGATACTGGATCTACATTATGACTAAGACGAATTTCAACTTCATCCTCTTCTCTCATTCCTAAGCCAATATCAATAGCCATTTCTTGTGTAGGTTTTACAAATTTCATCGCAATGACCTCGCTTTACCTGTTATCAATGCAACCCACTCACAAGTAGAAAACTTACATGGGTGTGGTGTGTCATTCTTTATTTCAACAACACATCTTTCTCCCCTGGACATTATTGGAATAGTAAATACGCCTTCTTTATATCTGTCATCGTCAGGGTCATATCCATTAGGTAGAGCTGTACCTATTTTTGACAACCTACTTCCAAGAACTGTTCCATCGAATTTATAAATAGAAGTATTTCTTCTTTCAGCAGTTACTTGTATATCAAAATATGCAGTTTCATGGTATCTAAGTTTTGCATGTCTTACTTGTGTTCTCTCTACGTTTGCAGCAGCTTTACCTCCACCTATCTCTTTATATAGTTTAAATTTGGTAAATCTATATCTAAATTCATATCTTTCACCAAAAAAGATTGGTACATTTCGCCAATCTCCTGAAGCAATGACAGTATTACCTGAAGTAATAATAGATAATAAAACACCTCCATTTGATGTCGTATGGAATCCTGACCAGGCTTGTGTTGTAGCAGCAGCAGCAAAAGGTAAAGTCCAGGTGGTTGTATTAGCGGTAGGGCTATAATTTCCAGAAGCTACCCTCATAGCAGAGGGTGTATCAGTTGTTGTAGAAACTCTTCTATCTAACAACAACGGATAAGGGCTGCCAGAGGGCGGTTCTGGGCTTCTATCTTGTACTGGTATTTTTTCTAAAAATACTTTTGTGCCATACCTCATTAAACAAAATAAAGTTTCTCTAATACAAAGCACTTGCAATATTTCATCTGCTCCACTAAAAGACCAATGACTCCAACTTGACTGTGCCCTTTCTACGCCACCACCTGAATTTCTTAAAAAATATTTATAAATATAAATTCTATCCTTAAACCCTGTTTTATTACTTAAGGCAAATAAAGCATTACTTGTATCATTAACAGTTATTTTAAAAACGCTACTAGGAACATAAGCTGAAACATATCCTGTTAAATCTTGAGCATCAGCAGTTAAAGCAGTACCAGCACCCCTTACACTAAATTCTCTAAATTGTGAAAAATCACCATTAGCCTGGCAAAAGATAATTCCACCACCTGCAAGCTGTGGCCTTACGTTTGTATCTATTTCAAACTGCGTTAAAACTGTAATTTGTGCTGTTGCTGGCGTTAATATTGTTTCTGCTGCATTAAATCTAAATTGATATTGTGAACTAAATAAAATCAATTCATCCTGGTAAGGAATTGCATATTTTAAAATACTTACTCTGTTGTTACTTGCAACAACATCTATTGGGTCACTATCTAAAACAGTAGTTACTGTTTCTGGAAAAAAACTAAATAATGCTCTTACTCTAGATAAAATTACATTTTCATCAGCTAAAAACCCAAGTCTGTTTTTGTAGATAAAAATATCATTTATAGGATTACCAATAAAACTAGGATCAGGAGCAGTATCTGTATCCCCTGCAATACGTTCTCCCCAGCTAGGAATCTTTACTTCCCAAGCTTGGCCGTTATAAGTACCTGATTTAGTAGTTCCGTCTGCTGGGCCAAAATGAAAAGTATTATCAGGCAAAGCCACTAATAAATGCGGCATTTTACTTTTATCAATTTTATATTTATCTCCAGGTTTAACAGTTTCACTCCAAGTACCTTCTCCAAAATTTCCACTTTTAGGAACAAAAGACACATGAAAATCATCAAAACTATTGGTTGGATCACCCTCTATAGTTACTTGATAATTATTAGGAGCTATTGTTGGTAATTCAGTAAAAGCTTGAACTTTATTAAATATTGCAGTTATATCAGCATTTGATCTTGCATCAGATACGGAAACACTAAAAGCATTATCTGATTCGATATGAATAACAGCACCACTTCTTGTAAAAGTAACATCTGAAAAAGCAGAAAAACCAGCAATTAAATTTTGTGCAATATCTTCAGAACTAATTCTATTTTCTGTAACTGTACTTCCACTAGCAACAACAGGAGCAACAGCGGTTGTTACTGAGACTTCAGTTGCAGTTGAATCTCCCGCACGTTGAATACTAACTTTATATGTCTGACCATAAGTAGCAGCTCGTACCCATACCAATGCTTCATGTGCTTTAGGTCTTGCAACAACAGGAGCTGTAGAGCTTTCCATTTCTGGTTTTGTAAGAGTATTTGTTATGAATGTATAGTCAGCAATCGTTACTGCTCGTAATTGTGTTTTTGCATCTGTAATCGTACTTAAATATTGATAAGCGTTTGTTGCTGGTGTAACTGTCTTTGATGCACCATCTAAATCATAAACTTGGATAGTTGAAGAAGTTATTACAGCTAAATATTCTTCTACTTTATCTCTTAAAATACTATGAATAAAACAATCACCAAAACTACTACTAGAAACTAAACCTATTGTTTCGCTGCAATCTCTTTTTCTTAAACCTTCAACGATGGATGACATTCCATTAATTTGGATCTCAGCTTGCGAAGGATCACGTTGGGCATCAGGTTGCTGGCTAATACCCTGAGCTAAATTTGGTATTGAATAACTTGTTAAAGAACTCATAACCTATATGCAGTACCAATCCTTCTCGTAGCAAGACCCATTGCTGGATCATATGTTGGAAATGGTAGATAGTTTCTACCACCAGTTAATAAATTAGGAGCTTCTTGCTGTTGTTCCATTCTTTCTAAAACTACTAATGCGTCATTTTCATCTTGAGTAGTGTATTTAAATAAAGCATCAGAACCTAAAACACGAGCAGAAAATACTCTTGCAGCTCTTATTGTTACCCATCTGTTATATGGTTCTGGAACAGTATCCCAAGACAACAACCAAACAACATCAGCTTTAATTTCATTTACTATTGTTTCCATCTTGTATCTTCTTTCTTGTAAGTCATATATTTTTTGACCTCGTAATTGATAACGCCCAGCATATAAATAAGGATCTAATGCAAATTGCAAAATATTTGCTGAGACTGTAACTTCTTCTGTAATTGAATCTTTTTGAAAAGGATATTCATATTCAGTATTCCAACTCCAACCTTTAGTTTGACCTTCTTTATGAAATTCTAATATTGTTCTTTCTGCAATACGAGCATCACTTATTTGCTCTGTTTCTAAACTATTTATAGGCTGTTCTCCAATATTTTCCAATAAAATATTTACAGCGTCTAATAACGTGGTACGGCCTTGTGTAATTGATTGATTAGCAATCCCCATAATTATTTACACATGTGTTGAGTATATTGTACAAGAATAAAAAAAAAGAGCCACTAAATGACTCTTTTATGACCAAAGTTTGCACTTTAATATTAAATTAATTTAAATATAAAGCAAGCTTATGGGATAACAACTTTACAAGCAGACTCAGCTCTTAATACACCCATGCCTAATGCTTGACGAGCAACCATTAAATCAGCTTGATGTTGGACTCTAAATTCTGCACCTGTCATTTGTAATTGAGGTGATAGTAAAGATACAACTCCAACAGCTTCCTTATTAAAAATAAGTCCTTTGCATTTGCTTAAGTTTTGTGCATAATCAGCGTTATGATCACCAGCTACAAGTGAGTAACTAGCTTGAGTAACGTGGTTAGACATATAAATAGGAATACCTGCAATTTGCAAAGTACGACCATCAGCAATAGTTCCTTTACCACCAAAATCAACGTTGATAGCTCTAGATGATTGTGTAAGCAAGTAGTAGTCCTCTGGGCCAAAGACTGCATACATATCACTAATGCTTACGTCTTTAGATTCAAAACCTACACGAGCATCAAAGATAGCGTTAACAAGAGCATCACCTTTTGCCTGACGAGTTGCACCAGATGCAGTGTAATCAGTTCCAAGAGTGATACCTTGACCAGTTCTTCCGCTGTTAGAAGATTTGTTTAAAGGTTCAGTTGAATTAGAAGCAGCAGCGAAAATCATTCTCGCAACACGCTTATCGTATTCTACGGCTAAAGCCCTTCCCAATTCGGTTGTATAAATTTGCCTTACGTCAAAATACGACATTAATTCATCAACCTCTAGGATCGCTACGTCTGAAACCATTAATGCGTCAAGATTAATAATTCTTTCGTTTAGATCAGAAGGATCATTACCAGTTCCAGTAATGACAGTTCCTGGTTGATGGTAGGCCGCAAGTAGCTTACCTGTGATTGGGAAGGCTACGGATTTGCCTCCTCTTATGTTTCTTTCTCTAGTTTTTCCTTTGAAAACACAGTTTCTTTCAAAAGCATCTAGAACCTCAGCAGAGCCGAGTTTGAGCATTAAAGCTCTATCTGTATCAAGACCAGTAGCTCCAGCTTGCCAAGTAGCACCAGAACCCTTAATCTGACCCAGACGACTTAGTGTTACAGCCATTTGGATTAAAAAATAAATTTACAAAAACTTTTAGTTCGCCCAATTCAATTACACCTAAAGGTTATCCACCTAAGTGGGCCTGGAGCTTGAAATGCTAACTACTTAAAATATACTAGAAAACTTTAGAATTGAGTAGTATTTTTGCAACTTTATCTCTATAAGCTTGATCAACGTCATATAATCTTTGACCTTTATTATTTTTTTTGTTCATAGCATCTAAAACTTGCTGCTCGCTTTCATATACATTTTCACTTGGTACATTTCCACCTCCGTAGAGTTTTGGCTCTACAACAGATCCAGGAGACTTCATTTGAGACTGAAAAAATTTCAATGCCCAAGTAGTTGCTTCTTTATTAGTGTCAGCAATTTGGTTATATTGATCTAACGTTTCTTTATCTAAATTTTTTACAGCCCAATCAGTAACTTCTTTAAATGCTTCATCACCACCAATAGCATTTCTTACTTCATTGCCGTCTTCAGCAGTAAGACCTTCAGAACTGGTTTGTGATTTCTGGGCAGCATTAACATAATTTTCAATAATTCCTTTAGGAACGTTAAAAACTTCAGCCATTGCTTCATAACTACTGCTTATATCTTCTCCACTATCAGCTTTTTTCATAATATCAGCCATATCAATCCCTTTTTCTGCCAAAGCATCTACATATTCCTTGCCATATACTTCAGATGCAACTTCAGGCGTGTAATTATCGCTAGATTCTTCATACGATGAAGGTTCGGCAGTTTCTTTTTCTGAATTTTGCCCAACACGCTTTTCTAGCTCTGTATATGCCTTAGCTAAATCTTCTGATGTATTAAATTTGCCTAAGATTTTTTCATTTTCTTGCGAATTTTCTTGTTCTTTTACAAATTCTTCAAGAATATTTTCTTGTCCTGGAGCGACAATACCTTCTAATTGCTCAGGTGTAGAAATTTGTGGTGTGTTTGCGGAATCGGTCATGGTTATTCAGTAGGTGTTTCTGTTGGTTCTTCCATTTGCTGCGACATTTGTGCAGCATTTGCAAGTTTTTGTGGGTCAGCCATGCCAGATTGCATAGCCTGTTGTGCAAGTTGCAACTGTTGTTGTTGTTGCATCTCTTGCATCAACTCTTGCTCAGATTTCACTAACCCCACTATGTCAATACCCATTGAATAAGCTAATCGTTTAATTAATTCAGATGGTTTTACATAAGTAGCTAATGATTCTGGCCCCATTGTTTGCCCAAGTGTTTGAACAAACCTAACTAATTGTTCTAAATCGTTACCTCTACCTACGGCTGATAAACCAACTGTTATAACTGGCTGCACTAAATCAGATGGTAATTTTGGTACTTTACCTTCTCTTGTAAGAATATCTAGTTTTCTAGCAACATAAGGTATTTGAAATTCTGTGCTTAAAATAGAATAAATTGAACCCAAAGAATTTTCTATTTGCAATGCCTGGAGTCTTACTTCTTCTGCCGTAACTCTTTCTGCATCTCTCATATCTGCCAACATAAAAGCTTGCGATAATCTTGCTTCTATTTGTTGTTTTGCCTGCATTGCAACTGACATATCCTGACTTTTCTGCACTTGCAACGCTAATACGTCATTTGGATCGCCTGTAACAAAAGATCCGTTAGCAGCCTTAGCTAAATCTGCTGCCTTTGTAACTCCTGAAGGCTTGGTAAGAAATAAAACTTTTGATGACGCTAAAGCTCCTTCTGCTATTGCTTGACATAATGCTTCAACTGTTTGTAAATCTGCTAAAGCTGCACTTTCTACATAAGAAACTCCGTATGCTTGTCCATCTACTCTAGTCATACGTAATGGCAGCCAGGGTGATCTATTTTTTGGTGCTTTACCTTCAGTTCCTGGAATAATTTTATTTTTTACTTCTTGATGCCAATAAACTTGACCTTCACTCCATTCAACATGTGTATATAAACGACACTTTTTTTCATTATCTGGTTGTGACATTGGATTTTCAGCTTCAATAGTACCTTTTAACTCTTCATTTTCTTCCATTAACATTTCTTTTATAATTTCAGGCAAAACTTCATAAGCTAATTCTTCACAAATGACAGCTTGCATTGGATTTCCCATTGGATCTCTTGTAATTACAAACCTATTTAAATGAAATACTCTTAAACCTTCACTTCCGACATAAAGCATTGCATTGCCACTAACAATTAAATGCAATAAGGCTTCATGAAATACAACTCGATCATTACTTGCTTCTATTTCCCTTAAAACCATTCTTTCTATTTTGCTTAAAGCTTCTTCTGTTGCTGATTTTTCTTCTGCACCAACACCTTGCTTTGCTAACTCACCTTCATCTAAAGAAAATCTAAACATCTGTTGTGTTGGCGGTAATAATGCCAACAACATGCGACTTGCAAGATTAAGAACACCTCTAGGGCCAATACCATTCCAGGGTACAGGATAACTTTCTTTAGAATTATATGTAGGCTCTGCTGATTCTGGAACTAAATATGGCATTGTAAGACGAGCACAAGTTCTTGCCCGATCTAAATAGTAATTTCTATCAAGTTCGTGTGTTCTATAGAACTTTTCAGCCATAGCAACAGAATTAGAATAAGCCATAATTAAATAGAGATGTTAGCTCCAGAACCTGTTTTAGATTGATTGCCAGAACCAATTTTTAAATTAGCTTTTGTGGTTTTAGCTCCACGCTTAGGCTGATTTCTCCTAGTTACTTGAGCCGTTTGTGCTCTTCGTGGATCTTGATTAAGTATTTTTAAAGAACTTGTAACTGCTGCACCTCTAGCTTTAATACCTGCAAGTAATTCTTCTTGCTCTGCTCTAAGTGTTGATGCTGTTAACCTTTGACCTTCAACAACTTTATTTTGCTCTATTGTCATTGCTTGCAAATTAGCTCGCTGTTGTGAGGCAGTTGCCTCTCTTTGGATTTTTAATCTTTGTAATTCAGCTTTTTTCTCTGCTGCTTTTTTATCAGCGGCTGCTTGAGCTTTAGCCGCTGCTTGAGCTGCTTTTCTTCTTGCACTTCGTCTAGCAGCAGCACCACCGAAAAGGGCAGCACCTGCAAAAACTGGAGGGGCACACATAATTAAACTCCTATATTAAGGCCAGCACCTTCGCTTGCGGCCATTAATGATCTACTAATTTTTAAAGTTTTTGTTGGTTTTTTCTTTTTAGCACTTGCTGCTGTTGTTGGTGTATTATCTGGCAATTCTGCTTGCTGTGTTGTAGTAGCGTAAGTAGATGTTTGTTGTGCAGCGGCAGCAGCGGCAGCAGCGGCTTGTTCATTACCTAATTGCTCTTGCAATGCAACAGTTTGTGCATTTGCAGCTTCAATTTGACTTTGTAATTGAGTTTGAAATGCTGACTGTTGATCTTCCATTTGTTGTCTAAACAAATCTAGAGAAGCTTGGTTAGCAGCAATATCTTCTTCGCTTGGCCCTTTATAGACAATGTTTGGGGCACTAGGACTACCAAAAAAACACATAATAAACTCCTAAGTATTGTAAGTGAGGTTTAAACCAGAGCCAGAACCTTGTTTTGTAGCTGTTTTTCTGCGAATACGCAAACTACTTTTACCTTTCCCTTTCATTCCTCTAGCTTCAGCTCCTATTGTTGGTGGTTCTGCACTTTTTTCTGGAGGAGGAGGCCCAGCTAAAGCCATTAATTGTTGAATCTGACGATCAACATTATTAGCAGTTATCTGTTTTTGTGTGTTTAACGCTTGTAAGACATCTTGTTTTTCTTGTAATGAAGCTGTAAGTCGATTTTGTATCAACATTGATTCATTATTCATCTGTGCTTGAATTGCTTCTTTTTGCAATTCAAACTGTTTGTCATAAGCGTTGTAATCTGGCTGAACAATTGTGGCTCTACTGCCACCACCAAAACACATCAGATAACCTCCAAATTTAAGGGATTTTGTTCTTGAGCTTCTTGTTGAGCTGCTAAGTATCTAACAACAGATGCTTGACCAGCCCTAAACCACACCTCTTTATCACTAAAGTCAAGACTCGGTGATTTATCAGGAAACTTTTCTGCTAAAGCAGATACAAGTTTCTTGTCAATATCAGGTAAATAAGACATTACAGAGGTGTAATACTCTATAGATTACCCCTTTTACATGATTTATGTAACCTTTTGGCATAATATAAATTATATATTGCACATATGTAGACTTATGGCTGATTTAACAGAAACTTATGCAGAAATGCACGAATTAGTAGCAGAACAAGTACTAGATGATTTAAGAAACGGAGATCGAAAGGCAAGACAAGAAGCAATGCAACTTTTAAAACAAAACAATGTAACCGCTACAGCAGCCGAAGGCAGTACATTAAAGAGACTAAAAGACAAATTAGATTTTTCAAATTTAGCGGATAAAGTAATACCTCTTAAGATCCCACCCTCAGCCTCTTAACACCACCATAAGATTTTCCTGAGATTTGTTTTTTAGTCCATCCCATACAAACAGAATCAATAGAACCAACTGTTTCATCTAACCAAGCTTCCATTTCAGCTTCTGCCAATTGATCCGTTCTTGTTCTTTGTGCCTGAAGTTGATCTTGAGCAGCAGACTCGACAAAAAATCCACATGCTATAGCTAAAGCATCTAATCTGTCATCAAAACTTAAGCAACCTTTTTCAGCAGTAAGACGACTAGCCTGAAAAAATAAACTCCTGGAGTAACCATGTTCAGGATCATCGTCATGCAATCGGTAATCAGTTTTTATAACTTTGCTTGTAATTATTAAACGATGCTGTTGTATTAATGGCCCTAAAACATCACATAATCTATGTTCTTTTCTAACATTATGTCTTACTTCTTCAATAGTTACAGGATGAGTTCTTATCAAATGAGGTTTTAATAAAGCAGAAAACATACCATCACCCATATTAGATTCAGCGATGACATAATTTACATCCCATTTTTTAGCAACATCTGCTAAATATTTAAGAACTTCATCTGCATAACCAAGAGTAGAACCACCTGATTCTAGGACAAACATATTTCCATTTAATTCTGCAACAACAGCCCAGGCAAGTTCATCTTGACCTCGGCCTGCTGGATCAATAGCTAACACACATCGCCATTGTTCATCTTTAGAAACCCAACCATTTTGAAATATTGGTTTGTGATAAAACCTATCAGCCCCCATACCTACGCAAACCAAATCTTGTAAACGACAATCAGGTTGATTAGACCAAACTACAGTTTCTGGTAAAGCAGAACCATCAATATCCATTACCATTAAATCGCCAAGACGTATTGGAAAACGATCTAAGTTAGCTAATCTAGTATTAAGCATGAACTGCAATTCAAAAGAAGCCTTAGTCATAGAGGCTTTTCTCTGGAGAATATCTTCATGACCAAATCTTTCTGGATCTGTAGGCTCTTGCACGAGGCTGGAATTAGAAATGACCTCTTGTTGGATCGTAGGATCGAGGTTGCCCTCGTAGCAATCCATATCCTTCGGGTACAACGCAGGCCAGTAACGAGCAGAATAATTCCTTTCTCTCACAAGACGTAAATAAATACTTGTTTCGGTATGAGGTGTTCCTAGATATAAAATTTTACGAGGTAATATTTGACCTTCATCAGGTTTAATAATTGATTGAATTTCTTCTACAGCATGAGCAACTCTTTCTTGTTTTAGTTGTGTTATGACATTAGCTAAAGTTTCTACATCGTCCAATATTGCACAAGTACAACGCTGACCAGTGGTTTGCCCCATAATTCCCATTGATCTTACAGAAGGAGATTGTTCTTTAGATCCAGGAGCAACATCAAACGCTACATTACTAAACCTGTCAGTATTACCAGGCATAAGACAACTTAAAATATCAATTTCACCAATACATCTCAACATAAAAGCAGAAAAGTCAGTAGCTTTTACAGCAGTAGCTGAGACAACAAGAATTTTTTCATTGGGATCTACTCTTAAACGCCATAATGCATAGAAAGACGCAAGAATTGATTTACCTAATCCACGAAATGCAACAGTAAGACTTTTATCTGGCCCATTTTGCATCCAATCACAAACTGCTACTTGTTGACGAGTAGGAGTATCAGCTAATCCTAATTCCCTTAATAAATAACAAGTGAAATTAGGAAAGCTATCTCTTAAAACTTCAGGTAATGGCTCCCAAAGTTCTTTCATTACTCACTCTTCTCTTCTTCTTTTTTTTCTTCTACTACTGGTGCATCCTGTACATAATATGTAGCAGGCTTTTTTTCTTTAAGGGTAGTATCCTTAACAACGCATGATCCTACTAGATTAAGATCAAGACGCTGGTTGTTTGTTAAATAAGGCATTGGTTTTTCCTAGTAAATACAACAAAACCCCAAGAAGGGGTCTTGCGAACCCCCGCTGACCACGACCAAGCAGCAAGCTACAAGGGTTATGTTAAGATTACCGCTTTTTAGCGGTTTTCGCAGCCTTCTTTATAGGTTTTACTTTCTTCAGCTTTCCGTATGCCATAGGAGTGTTACAGGTACTTATCTACTAAAATAACGCCCTGGACGATCTTTTGCATCCTGTTCTCTACGTTTCTGTAAATAATCTTTGAATTGTTCCCTATTACACCTCAATCCATCTGTTAATCCATGCCTTTCTCTTATCCTTCTCATACTTCTCTTGTAACTATATCTTTCCCTCGGAGTTAAGTCTCTCTCTTCTTTTCCGTAATTTATCCGAAATTCCTCTAGCTCTTTTTCCATTGCATCAATTTTTGTCATATCTACATATGTGTAAAACAATACTTGCCATATTAGCAGAATATGCCTACGATAGAGACGTTAAGGAGATTCCTTAGGCAAGAATCTATAGAGAATTAACTGCAAATAACCTTTACCTTACCTACTATCTCTAACTTAATATCCTTTCAGCTTACCTCGATAAGTCTCTTTCGTAATAATTCCCTTTTTGGGTCTCACGATTAAGGGGTGAAATCGAATGTCATTCGGCTACTTTTCCCCATAGCCCCCCTAGAATTCCTCTATAAAAAAAGGTTTTTTATATAGATGCAACTCTAAATGCAACTAAGGGAGGGGAGGGCCTGGGATGATTGCCCTGGATAACATTAATAATGTCATTCAATGCTGGATGCCTGGTCAATTGCCCAGGAGGAACGCCAACGGCCACCAATAAACAAAGATAAGC